GTTATCTCGTCGCTTACATAAATAACAAATCGCGCAACTTGAAAACTAGATGCTGTGAATTGAAACAAAAATTTGTGTGATCCCTTCCAATACATTGTATTCAATTTCAAAATGTCAAAGAAGCAAGGTTCAGAATCTACACCAGTAGTAGCCACTTGCAAAGCTGTACTATTGGCCAGCCAAGCACTATTTGTGACTAAACAGGGAGTCTGTATAATATGAGATAAATTCATCTCATCAACACCGATACCACCAACAACAGGCTCCGTAGTAATACGGTTGTTGGGATCACAAGCCAATTTCATTGATGTATCAATACCAGATCCTTGATTAAGATTAAAGTGCGGATTAATAGACATAACTGACCCTCCTTGAACAGTAGTAGGTTTATCCAAACCAAACTTCTTCGCCATACCAGATGCATAACCGGTGAGTTTAGAAGTTGCAGCGGCATAAGTACCAATACCAGGAACTGCACTCAACATACCTGAAATATCAGAAACTTTGCCAAGTGTACTGGAAATTGAATTATTCTTTGCTTTAACATCAGCTTCTTTAAGAACTGAACTACAAGCAATATAATCAATCGATAACTCTTCAACTTTACTACGTAATTGCAAAATTTCCCGACGTAATTCTCGAACAAGATCAAATTCAGATTTCTTCTCCTTATCTTCTTTTTCCTTAGTTTCACCAATAAAAGTATTCTTATATTGCCTAACAACAGGTTTTCTGACCGTGGGACCAACTGTGATATCAATTGGCATTGACAATTTAGCGTTAAGAAACTGTCCTGATACTGTCATTGTAGCTGATTGCGCTGTGCCATCAGATGATCTAAGAGGAGCCAAAACGTAAACGAAGAATCGACAAATTTCACCATTTCCAAACTTACGTAAACTCATCGCTCTGCGACCGTTAGTAAACTTGTGTACACAAGACACTGTTGAATTAGCAGACAAAGAAACGGTCCAACAAGGGGATCCAGAAGCTTCAAAATAATTACCAAAATCGGGTTGTGTAATCAAAGTTGTAGAATTAATCGGGTAAAAAGTTTGAAGTGGCATAATTGAAATGAGTAATTTACCAGACAATTCCATTTGCGCTGTGGATCTAAGTGTAAGTTGGATATCCCCTTTAAACATAAGAAAATCGGCTATATTATCTGAAATATAGGGTTTGCCAAACAATATTCCAGGAAAATCATATGTAGCCAACAATGCGCCGACACCAGCTGAAGATGGAACTGACAAATCATCGATAATATACATTCTATCCAAAGAATTATCTTTGTCAAACGACTTCATATTCATAGTATCATGCACTGTTAAATCTGTAACTGCCGCACTTCCAATTGCTGTTTCACTAGAGTCGGCAAAACCACCGAGTTGATCCACTTGAGTGGTACCAGGTTCTTTAACCTGACGGAAGACCTCATTTTCACCGACGGGATTAACAACAGAAGCAGCACCTAAATCTGCTGAGTTTGGTTCACAATCCATATACTCAGTGGTATAAG